CCGAGGCGGAGGCGTCGGGGCAGTTGAGCGTGACGCTGGTCGAGTCCATCGACGTGAGGTCGTACTCGGCGTCGAGGGTCGTGTCCGAGGCCATGCGCCGCAGGATCGCGTCGGTGGTGAGCGACTCGCCGTAGATGGCCGTCGAGTTGCCGTCGGTCCTCCAGGTCGCGATGTAGTTCTGCTGCACGGCGCCGCCGCGGCAGGTGCCGAAGCCGAGCGACCAGCGCGTGGACTGGTTCGTGACCGCGCCGGCGGCGGTCTGCCCGCCGGTCGTCCACAGCACGATCACCTTCGGGTCGGTGAGGCCCGAGATGACGGTATCGCCCGTCGTCGTGCGCCAGGTGAACGTGCCGCTTGCTACCGAGAGGGCCATCTAGCTCGCTCGGTAGAAGACGCCTGCATTTAACACCACGTCGTTTCCGTCGGTCGTGACCGCGAAGTCGTGGTGGGAGACGAGCTGCAGGTTCGAGTCGGTGCCCGCGCCCGTGTTCGCGTCGTAGACGATCACCAGCCCGGTCGTGTTGTTGCCCGCCGCCGGCGTCGTCCAGGTCGTCGAAGGGACGGAGATGTCATAACGATTGTTTCCGTCGTCGGGCGACGGGAAGGCGGCGAGCTCGGTATCCGTCCACGTCTTCCGCACCCAGGAGCCGCTCGTGCGCTCGGCGAAGTTGGCGTCGGCCTCGAGCGCGGCCATGTCGTCGATGTCCTGGCCCTGGGCCTCGGTACCGGACAGGCTCAATGGAATGGCGATCAACGCCGAGGTCGATGGGTCGTTGTTCTCGACGCGGTTGTAGAGCTCGACCGCGCGCCCCTTGCTGATGTTGAACGCGAAATTGGCTATGGCTACTGCCCTCCTCTTGCCTCGCCCGCCTCGTCGGCCGGCGCGATGGTCACGACATGCATGGGATGGCCGCAATGCGAGCACTCGACCTGCTTCGTTCCCGCCGAGCGCGGCGCCTCGAATGGGCGCTTGCAGCCGGAGCAGAAGAGCACCAGCTCGGGCAGATGGATCGCGCTCATGCCGTTACCGGCTCCTCGGCGGCGAGCCGGCGGATCGGGACGCGGGTCTGCTGGTCGAAGACGTGCTCCAGGTGCCAGCGACCGTCGTCGAAGCGCGGCCATACCGTGTAGTTGGAGATGTGTCCCAGGACCGCCGCCGGGTCGCACCAGAGCGTGAAGCCGGCCTCGCGCACCTTGCGGCAGAAGTTGATGTCCTCGTTCAGGCCCACGGCGTCGGGCGCCGGTGTGAACCAGGGATCTCCGATCGCCTCGAAGACCCGCCGGCGGATAAGCATCCCCGCCGAGCCCGCAGACCAGATCGGCGTCAGGCCCTCCTCGGGGAGCTCGGCGGCGACCTGCCAGCCGTCCTCGTCCTCGTGCGAGTTGACGACCGGTTGCCAGGGCGGGTTCCGGCGCAGGCAGTGCGGGACGACCACGTCGACCTCGTGGGCGAGCAGCCGCGGCAGGAGCTCGGGGTCGAAGGCGTGGTCGTCGCCCATGATCCAGAGCCAGTCGCCGCGGAGGTTGCGAATCATCGAGTTGAGCGCGCCGCAGATGTCGACGCCCATGCGGATGTCCATCGTGTTGCGCGGGTGCTCGACGAGCATGCGCATGTGGGCGCGCTGCACGTCGTTCCAGAAGGCGGCGTAGGTTCCCCGCTCTGCAGTGAGCACGCCGATCGTGCCGTAGCCCTCTTCGCGCTTCTCCGGCGCCCATCCGTTCCGATACGTGCCGGGGACGCCGCTCATGCCGCCTCGTCCTTGCGCCAGTCGGCCAGGAGCTCCTTCGACGTACCGAGCTCCGCGAAGAACTCGGACGCCGAGGAGATCACGCGCGCCGAGGAGCGCCACAGCCGCTCGAGCTCCTCGTCGAGGAGGTCGTCCGGCTCGATGCCCGCCTTCTGCAACTGCTGGCGGTAGACGGCGATCTGGAAGCTCATCTTCCCGAGGTCGCGGCGATGCTGCTGGTGGATCGCCTCGAGCACGCGCGTGAACGAGTCGCTCACGAGCTCACGAGCTCCAGCTCGGCGTCGTCGAGCTCGTCGATCTCGATGAACGACCCCGGCGAGGTCTTCACGGCCGCGTGGCTGCGCGCGACGCGCTGGTACTGCTTGAACGCGTACGGGAGCCCCTCCGATCCGGGATCGAGCACGCGATCGGAGTCCATCGTCACCTGCTGGCCGGTTCTGCGGTCCGTCACCGTGATCTGCTCGTACGTGATCGGCTTCGCGCCGACGGTGACGACGACCGCTTCCCGTGCGACGACCATTCCCTTGTTGGGATCTCTCTGGCGTGCCATCTCTCTCCTTTCGAGGGTTCGGGCGGGGCGACCCTCGAGGCACCCCGCCCGCCTTGTGGCCGCCGGGGCCTAGCCCCAGCGCGCCTCCTTCTTGGCCGCGTGATAGGCCTCTGCGGCCTCCGCGCCGCTCTTGCCCTCGGCGGCGGCCAGGCCCTTCCCCGACGGCGTGTCGGGATGGACAGCCTTCTTCTTATCGTCGGCCTTCTTCTCCGCCATCACGCCACCCGCAGCGTTCGGAACGCGTTGGCCGCCACGACCTTGGAGCCGACGCGCCAGTAGGCGAACAGCGCCCGCTGGCCGGTCGGGAACCCGGTCGTCGCGTCGAAGAAGTGGGGGATGTTCTCGATCGAGAGCCCCACCCTGTCGATGATCTTGAAGTAGGGGTTGAAGGCGCCGAAGACGCCGATGAGCGCGTTGTCGGCGAACGCGGCGATCCCCGACGACTCGTGAACGGCCTTGCCGAACAGGTCGACGTTGGCCCGCGAGTCGGTCATGTCCGGCGCCCCCGGCCCGCCGACGTTCGCCGCCGAGCGGAGCTGCAGGTTGGGCGTCAGCATGTTCGAGCCGCCTGCCGTGTCGAGCTGGCGCAGGCGACTGAGCGTCGCGTTGTTCATGGCGAACACGGAGCGACTGCGGTAGAGCGGGGGCAGCGCGTCGTGCCAGCCGTAGAAGTCGGCCGCATACAGGGCGGCCGAGTCAGACGACGTGAACAGCGTCGTCGCCCCGGTGACGACCCCGAAGGGCTCGTTCGTGCCGGAGCCGGTGGCGAACTTCGCCGCCTCGAGCACGTCCTTCGAGTTCTGGATCTCGCTCGCCATGTCGGAGGCGAACGAGCCCCAGTCCATGCCGATCTCGATCGAGTAGGGGATGGCCACGCGCGCCATCTCCGTGGAGATCGAGACGGATGCCAGCGTCGGCGATGCGTCGGTCGTCGCCGCCGCCTCCGCCTGGAAGGCCGCCGTGATACCGGCGCTGGTGACGCCGCGCCACTCGTCGACGGTGATCGTGCGCACGTCGGCGATGTTGCGGTAGGGGTTGACTGCCCCGTTGTAGGACGGGAGCAGCGTGGGATCGAGCACGAAGGGGACGGCCACGCCGCCCGATGCGCCGCTGAGGCTCATCGAGCGGTGCAGGTAGCCCTCGTCCTCGGCCGTGCGCGGCGCGCCGGCGAGGTACTTGGTAAACGCACGCTTGTAGCCGGGAGAGCCGGTGGCGAGCACGTGGCGGGCGATGCGCTGCGAGTGCAGGTCGCCGCCCTCGTACGAGGCCATTTCCGGATCGCCCATGATCTTCTCGACGTGTGCGCGTGCGACATCGTCGTCGAGATCGGGGTGCGGGTAGCTGGCCCCGTCGATCGCGCGCATGGCGCGGTCGTGGAGCTCGCGCTTCTCGACGGCCGGGTCGTCCCACGAGCGCGTGAGCGTCGAGAGATCCCAGATGTCGGTCGGCGCGTTCGGCCGGCGCACCTGGAAGTGCGCGCCGTCCTCGGTGCGCTTTTCGTCACCTGCGGCGGCGGCGATCTGCGCGGCCCGCTGCTCGAGCTCCTTGAGCGTCGAGGATGCCTCCTCGAGCTCGGCGGAGAGGTCGTTCCAGCGGTCCTTCTCCTCCTGGGAGAAGCGGCGCCCGGCGCTGTCGGCGTCGAGCGTCTTGCGCTCCTCCTCGAGCTCGGCGATGCGAGCCCGGTAGTCCTCCTGGCTCATGGGATCTGCCATGGCCTGGACACCTCCTCGGTCGAAAGCCAGTCCTTCTTCGGCTTCGATCGGGTGTCCCGGCTCCCCGTATCCGGCGGCTGGTCCTCAGCCTCGGCAGGCTCGGAGTGGGGCGGCGCGATCTCTGCGCGTTCCTTGACGAGTTGTAGCAGATGGTCTGGATGCTCCATGAGACGTGCGACGGAGAGCTCGTCGGTGAGCGAGCGCAGGCTGGCCGTCGCCCCCGCGTACTGCGGGAAGGTGACGAGCGAGAGCTCGCGCACCTGCGCCTCGGTGACGGTGCGCTCCTCGATGCCCTCCGGGTTCGTCTCCGAGGGCTCGGGCTTTCGCACGCGCTGGAAGCGGAGCGGCCGGAAGGCGATGCTCGTGCCGTAGAGCCCGCGGCCGAGACCGTCCATGATCTGGTCGGTGAGACCGCGCAGGAGCTCGGCGCGGTAGGCCGGCCCCTCGTCGGTGTCCTCGACCTCCATCACCTGCGCCACCGAGCGCCGGCCGTACTGCGGATCGAGACCGTGCTCGAGCAGGAAGCGCAGGCGGCCGACGCCCTCGGAGAGCGTCTTGGCGAGCGAGCCCGGCGCGAAGCGCTCCATGAAGTGGCCCTCGTGCGAGGAGCGCACCTCGGTCCACTCGCCGTAGGGAACGGCGATCCCGGAGACCTCGGGCGGGCTCTCCTCCTCGCCGTAGCGAAGGGCGACCTTCGTCACCCCGCGGTAGACGACTTCCTCGCCGCGGGCTTCCTCGAACTCCTGTGTGCTCACGATGCCTCCTCGAGTACCGTTTCCAGTTCGGCCAGGAGGGCGCGCTCCTGGTCGGCGCCCGGCGGGAGAGCGGGCGTCTCGCTCGAGGGTTCGATCGCGGGCGCCTGCTGCACCTGGACCGTGGGGATGCCGGAGTGGACGAGCTGGCCGAGATCGTCCGAGTTGAGGGCATCGACGATGGAGTCCGGCTCCCAGCCTCCGTCGACAAGCAGCTTGGCGGCCGCCGCCTGCTTGGCCTGCACCTCGGCGCGCCGCACGATGTCGTCCTTGAGCGCCGGGATGTCGCGGTCGTCATACCAGAGCTCGGCGCCGCCGGGAACGTCGACGATCGCGGCCAGCGAGCCGGCCACGTTTCGCCACAGCGGGCGCATGGTCAGGTCGGCGTAGCGGCGCATGGCGAGCTCGTAGTTCGAGTAGGTCGCCGCCTGCAGGCCCTCGGAGAGCCCGACGATCACGGGCGGGACGCCGGCTGCCGCCGCGATGCGCGTCTCTCCGCCGCCCTGCACCTGCTTGAAGTCGATCTGGCGCAGGTCCATGCCGATCGGGGTCACGTCGGCGCCCGCGCCGAGGTAGAGCGTCTTGTAGGCGTTGTCGAGGCCCTCGCTTTTCGTGGAGAGGATGTCGCGCCACTTCTCGAAGCGCTCCGGATCGGGCGTGTCGAGCTTGATCGCCAGGTTGGGCGTGGCGCCCTGCTCGAAGAACTTCTGCCGGTGCTGCGTCATGGCCTGGTCTGCCTGCAGCTCGCGCAGGATCGGCGTCAGCCAGGACATGCCGCGGAAGCGCGCCTCGGGATCGGGGATGGGCGCGAAGTGGACGACCTCCTCGACACCGAGCGCTATCGGCTCGGAGGAGTACGCCTTGCCGCCGGGGTAGTAGAGATAGCCGACGATCTCGGCGTCGAGCGCGGCGGCCGGGTTGTCGGGGTCCTGGTCGGAGCCGAGCACGATCGACACCCAGTCGGGGCGCATGACCTGCAGCCGGTTCACCACCCGGCGGGCGTAGAAGTTCCCGGCCAGGTCGGCGTTCTGGATCGCACGGCCGAGCAGGTCGCCGGTCGTCCCATTCGGCCACGGCCGCTCGAGCACCTCGAGCTCGTCGGTGCCGAAGAGGTCGCCCGGCCGGCCCGAGCGCAGGCGCCGGAACTGGAAGCGCGCCTCGGTGAAGAGCGAGAGCCGCGCGAGCATACAGGCGAAGATGACGCCGTTCGTCTGGTAGGCGGCGCGCACGTAGCCGGCGAAGGTCGCCTGGATCTCCTCGACCGGCTGGCCCGG